TCAACTGAATGCTATATCTCCAGCTCATGGGACTGGATTTATCTCTTGAGGTTGTGAAGTTTATTGGTTCAACAATATACAGTTCACTTTCCTTATTACATGCAAAAACCATCACAACTTTATTTGCCCATTCTGGATCTGTTTTGATATCCCAATATGCACGAAATATGTTTCTGAGAAAAATCAATTCATCAAATCCAGTACTCTCCTTCGGGTTCAATCCACGACCATCTTTTGAAGTCAAGAATGATGGGATTGAGAGAGACGGACCACCAGCAGCCTCTAACCCAGGAAACAATTCATTCGATATTGGATTAGGTCGAAAGCCAACAGTCCCGCCCAATCTAATATCCTTGAATATGCTTCCCTGAGATTCAACAAACTTTCCACCATTCTGTGTGGGTACAATTTGAACTGATGCTGGTTCAGATATCTCATACGTCTGTGGAGGAGTAGTAAAGTAATACAATGCATAAGTCACTGGGTGAGGCACACCTCTACCATTCAATGGTTCCTTGTAGTTGATGTAGTTATACAACTGGAGATCGTACAAACCAATGGAAAACAGTCTTGACAGCTCCTTCGAAGCTCCAGTTCCACAGAATCCCCAGAACTTTGGATCTGGGTTGGATAAAGACGAAGCCTGAACAAGACTGTATGATTCTGCCATTACAATCTCCCCTGCAAATCATCAGGACACACAAAATCTAGTGACAAACTCATCAAGAATGCCAATGATGGAATCGAAGGCAATTCTGGAATAGGAGGAATCGCTGGGATAGTGATTGGAAATTCTGGAATTGGAATTGGTGGTAGTGTAATAGTTGGTATCTCTAGATTCAAATATGGAAACAAAGCAAGCAATGATGGTATGGGAATAATTGGCAGAGGTGGAAGCTCAGGAATTGGAGGAATCGCTGGAATGGTAATTGGAAAACTAAGAATTGGAATTGGTGGTAGTGTAATAGTTGGTATCTCTAGATTCAGGTATGGAAACAGAGCAGCTAGGGAAGGAATAGGGATAGTTGGTAAAGATGGCAACTCAGGGATTGGAGGAATGGCTGGAATAGTGATTGGAAATGCTGGAATCGGAATAGGTGGAAATGAAAGACAAGTCATAGTTAACTCGACGTAGTATTTACAGTTAATGCAGTTGGCAAAGCTGCTACTGTAGGAGTAATGCCAACACTCTTGAAGGCAACCCAAGCAGCCTTGAGAGCGTCAAATCCCGGCTTGAACCCAGCTAATGGACCAACACTGACAGCGGAGAGGGCAGCATATGCTATCCCTGCTGCAGTGGCGAGAGCTGACTCAGCTCCCAAATACGTGGTTCCAAATATTGTATTGAAAGTAGTGCCTTTGATTAGAGGTTGACCAGTAGTCCCGCCAACAGCCATCGGTCCACTAACATTCACTTTTCCAGCAAGAGTTATATTACTACCTTTGACGTTAATCATTCCCCCACTCTTAGTAATAATCTGTACTTCATCGTTCAGGACATTTACTTGTGTTCCATCATTGCTACATACTTGAATTATACCCTTGGAAATATCAATCATTGTTGACTTATCGGTACCTTTACAAACAGTAATCGAAATGGTATCCTCAGCTTTAACTAGTGCTATTCCTTTCTTTCCATTATCGATTTCCGTGTTTTCACAGAAGACATTGTAGACGGAAGTCTTTTCAAGGATTTCCCACTCGTTAGATCTACGATAAGTTCTCTTAGTCTCTCTTGCCTGCGGCGTAGCTCCAACGACTGGTTGATCTGGATGTGGCAAACTTGGGTCAAAAACTGGAAGGGCTTTTGTGCTTCCAGCTCCAAGTCTTGGTCCCATCTCTGCCTTAACATTAAAATTGAACTCAAGCTGAGATGATCTCTTGATATCAACTTGTATGTGACCACCTTTGCCAAACTTTGTGATTTCTTGTTTTCCATTTTTTATTAGAGTTTTTCTACCACCTTGAGTGGTATCCAGATAAACACTACCATCTCCATTTACCAAGACTGTGACACCATTTATCACTCTTATAGATCTGAATTTATTGTTAATTGGATCGACTTGAACCAATGATTTCTTATTATAAGCATTCCCAGTTGTGGCAACGTCAAGCGTATTTGAAGGATGTGGCCACCAGGCAACAATAAATGGAAATTGTTGGCTACCGTTTAGGAAACCAAGAATGCAATTATGGGATAAAAATCCCTCCGCAATAAAGGTTCTTGAACTGGTTTGTACGCCATAAACAACTTGCATTCCTACATCACGTATTCTTAAAACTTGAGATGGTTTTGTTCGTTTACCGTAAGTTCTTGAACCTTCCCATTGAATACGAGCATTCTCAGACAAACGTATAGGACGCAGACTTCCAAGTATGCGTAAAGCAGCTCGATTTCCAGTAATTCTAGATATAAGACATTCACTTCCAAATTGGCTATTATTTTTTGTAGTACTAAGCGTAAAACCACGATCTTCTAATAACTTCACAACCCAATCTCTAGTTAGTCCTGGGTTCTGCCCAAATTGTATTCCGCAACGATTTGATTCTGATCTACCTATAGAACCTTCGGCATCTAAAAATCCAGCTAAATATCCTGCTTCATATGAGTTTTCTACTTGCCAAGGTTCAATAAATTTACACATAAGATCATCTTTAGTAAGTTCATCACTACGTTTCCATTTTCTAACTTTTCCAGGTTCTCTAACAACCCATAAATGGTCATTACTACAGACTATCTTACCTGTCGTTGTGTGTATCTCAACACATTGTTTTAAAAGACGCTTGGTTGCTTGCACAACAGAAGAACATAGTTTAGTATTCCAGTTAATTTTTTCATTAAATCCTATTAACTCCTGTCCTATTTTCAAAGATTTTATAGGAACCCACGTAAGATCAGATGTTAGAATTTTTGTATCTGGGGCAAGGCACCATTCACCATCCAGCTTCCCATAATCAATGCCCACGAGGTTTGGATTCCAGGAGGAACCATCTATCAGTTGTGTACACCCTCTTGGCAAATCCTCCTCGTAGTTATCCATCCCACTGTGTTTCATTGGAGGAATAATTACATGTTGAAAGGGAATATCCGGAAAGTACAAGTCTGGTCCTGCCAATACTGTACATTCATGGTGTGAACCACGATTGTGTTGATCACTTTTAGCCACCATATTATCTTTGTCATCAGACGGCTGAACTGAAATAATTATACCCAACATAAATGATTGATTTTCACCAACCTTGCTATCATCAAACGTCAACTGTGCAGAAGGAAAGACTCCTCCACCCATTCTAACAACCTCAGACATTTCTTCCTCCCCTCTCATCACCTGGTACTATTGGAATATCCAACTCTCCTAGTGGTTTATCTGCATCACTAGCTGCAGTAGAGTCAGCTATCAAGTATCCTTTCCCACTATTAAATTCTGATTCTAAACCCCACCACTGCGCTGTTGGATCGTCAATCAGGCTTCTTCCTCCCACTCCTTCTTCGCCAGCGGGCTCTGCACCAACTGCTCCACTTGTGGCACTCGTATCCTTTACGTAGAAGAATTGCCCAAGCCTGCTCAACTTTCCACGCATACCTTTGAAATTCTCTGAACCAGGTAACACATACACAGGATATGGATTATTGCGTTGCCCACGGCTAACAGTAAATGTTGTTAGTAGAGCATTTGGGTAAGTCCAACTATGGTTCACACCCTCAACATAATACGATTCACATCTCTCTTTAATGTCTAATCTATAACCAACCCTGATTTCAGGAAAAGCTCGTGTAGATATTGTACCAGACAAGTATTCCAGATTATGCTGATAAAAATGATCCAGCATCAACGCCCATCTAACAAGCAATCTCCTATTATGTAAACTGTCAATCCCATGTGATTTAACTAACTCTTTCAGATCTTCACTTTTCTTGACAACTTCTTTTGCGTTCTTAGTAGTAGCCGGAACACTGTCACCCCAGCATAGTTCAGGATCTATTGGTAAACCATTTAATCGAGTTTCAAAATGTAGATGAGAGCCTTTGGTTCCGTATCCCAATGGTCCAATTTCACCAATTTTAGTTCCTGCGGGTATTTCTACATTACTTACTGCAATTCTAGGTGACACAGCGAGATGCAGATATCTAGTTGTCCAGTGACCCCTTTTATCAAATCCATGATCTACATCAACGATGGCAGGACCACCTAGTTTGGGCTGAGGATATGACTTTATTACTTTACCTTTGTGAGCTGTTAGCACTGACGTACCTTGTAGACCCCCACCAATATCTATCCCCGCGTGCAAATGTGGTGGAACAGTTGTACTTCTATCTTTGCCAAATTTACCGCCTGGCGAAACTACTGTTACTGGAGATGCCAAAGGCCACTTGAATTTAATCTCATCAAAAGCAACAGCTTCGCCGCTAGGTGGACCTACCGCTCCCATTGAAGTTTCAGCATACTTCTGCTCAGAACTGAATCTACCAAACTTGGTCTGATATGTTCTTACTCTAACTCCATGTCTCATAATATTGATTGATGACACAACTGGTTGAACTTCTTGAGTAAGAAACCTAGAGTTAACGATAGATCCACTACTCACATCACTATAAACCTCAAGAAGATTTACATGATCTACGTCACTACGGCCAATCTGCTCTTGAATAATATCTTGCACACTTATAACAGCTACATCAAGACGTTTGATTGTAGTTCTAGCGCCCTGATACTTTGTCAATAGAATAGGATGCATTGCTGGTATTTCGATAGTCTTTCTTCCTGGATTACCTGGATCTTTGGAAAAGAGAGCACCAATATAAAGTGATCCAATCTTCTTCTCGAGAATTAACAAATCTTCTGGTGGAACTATACCTTCAATAGTTCCAAATGGATATTCTCTCATAACTACGCATGGCTTGAACTTCACACCAGTGTTGAGTTGAAGCTCATCCTTGCTGGTATCATAATCACAGCTCAACATGTCATCGACTGGTACTGGTCTCAAATCACAAAACAACTCATTCAACATTTCATTAGACCAAGAGTTCATCAACGACCAAAGGCTACCCTCAGATCTACAAATGGATGCAGCTGATATATAACCATCAATTGATTCCCATTCCACATTGCTGAAGTCGATTAAATCAAGAAGACTTCTCGGTGCTCCAGGAGCAGTAGTAGAAGCAATCTCACTTGCCGCCCGCCACTCCTGTGACTGAAATGTACCTTCTCTCAATCCTTGGTTTTTCAAAGCTTCTGGAACATACTTTGCGATTATAGCTGTGCTTTCGTCAGCTACTGCCCACGGTAAAAAGTTCTCCAATCCACCCTTCCAAGCTTTACTCTTTTTCTTTTCCAGCTTTTTTATTTCTGATTGTGCCAGCTGCTTTGCTTCTTCTAAAATCAAATCTTCAAATTCCTGTATTTCGGCCTGGCCGATGACACTCAAAACTTCTTGAGACAATCTTTCTTTAGCCCACTTCCTACGTGCTGCACGACTCTCATTCAAGTTAAACTCTGGGTAGCTATCAGGTAGAATGTACTGGGAATTCAATCCAAATAAAAGATGTGACAGATTCATCACTATATCAGCAGGGGAACCATGCATTGCAATACCTTTGCAACGCAGCTCAACCCCGCCAATATTACCACCACCTTGCCATTCATTGATGAGATCTTTTCTTTTAGCAACATGTGGATTAAAGTAGATATTTACTTTATCAAAAGCTTTTGTGAAATCAGAACACTGAACCTGAAATCTTGTTGTAGTTGCACCAGTATTTGGATCTGTATTTATGGTTCTTTGAATACGATCTACGAACCCAAAGAATGTACGAATGTACCCTCTTCCATCGCCTGGATCAAAATAGATATTTACGTAGTCATTTGGGAAAATGAGATTGAGATAGTTTCGACGTGGAACAAGAATAAAAGAAGCTTGGCCACCACCTTTCACTGTTTTACTCAATTCACAACCAATAATATCTCCGCTACAATCAATACGACCGCTAAGACTGTTATCAGTTACGTGAGAATATACCATCGTCATACAACGAGTGTTTTGCTGCGTATATCCATAAGTTTCAGAACCAAACGGATCTACAGTTTTTGGCACACCAGACATTATCTACCACCAGGTACACTTCTGGGTTGAGATGAAACTTCAGCTATTGGCCTGGTGCTAGCGGATTGAGCAGGATTCACAGGTACCATCACTACTGGCACCTGAGCTGGACCAGGTGGACGTGGTCTTGTGGGAACAGAAGTGGGTTGTGAATACAATTCCGTAACATCTATATCTGGCTCTGGTCCTCTTTGAGCTTTTGCTTCCCATTCTTTCTTAACTCTAATTGAGCGATGTAGAGATTGCACTACTTCATTTGTTGCTTCTTCAGCTTCAGCAATGTGACGTTCACTTTGATAAGCTTCTCTAATCTGCTTTATCGCTGCTTCTGCTTTTTTTGGGTCTGTTGAAAAAAGAGCTGATTTTATACCACCAGCAGCAGACCCAAACATGCCAGGTGGCGCCTCATTTAACATTTTTGCAGCAGTTTCTCTTCTCATTAGTTTTTCAGCAGCTGATACTCTTCTTTTTGGAACATCCACAGGATACCCAAACATAGTTTTAGGTATCTTTTTCCCAGTTTCTGTCTCGAACATATTTTCTTCTGTATCTTCTAATCGCTTTAAACCTGCATCTATAATTTTAATTCTATTTTTTGCGTGACCTGCTGCTACGTAAGCAGCTCTTTCTGGGCCAATCTTCTCTGCTAGTTCTGCTGCATTAACTGGTTTAGCGTACTCTGGTACGTTCTCCCTAAGATTTACGGATTTAAGATTTAAGTATTTCTCAAACTCCTCTTTGGTATCTTTTGGCATCATATACTTTATAGCTTCTCTAATATCCTCTAATAATCTTGTTATTGCTGGTATATTATCTTTTATAAAAGCCACTAGGACATCCATTGCTGCCCGCTGCAACTCCTCCAACTTTTTTATCTGTGGAGCGAATTCTTCTCCCATCTTTCTCTGCCATTCTTGAATTTGAGCAAGATATTCTATGGTATCGCTGAATCCTTTCTTGGTTTCATCAAGAGCCTGCTTATCTATTGGCCCATTTTCCTTCATCATCTTTTCTATTTCTTTATCAATCTCTTTTTGGGATTTACCAGCTTTTGCCATATCTCCAACTTTTTCCCAAATATTGAGATTGATACCAGACATTTCTTTCAAGACAAGATTTGCTTCTTGATTTGCTGGAGACTTGCCACCAGCACCGACAGAACCATATTGTGTATAAACCTCCTTCAAAAGATTCATCATATTTTTTGGATCTGAGATACCTTTCTCTTGTTGCTTCATTGCTTCGTAATAAGTAGCTTTGCCACCTGGTTTTCCAAACCCCATTGATTGCATAACCAATGCTTGACCAGCTTCCCCACCACCAGGAGCAGTAATCATTTGTTGCATTTGATTGGCCATGGCTATTCCCCTTTTCCCTGTCATCCCCGTCAAACCCATAATCATATTTACTGACTTTGCCATGGCATCAACATCAACCACACCTGCTTGTCTTCCACCCTGAGCTTCGATCAAAGAACCAATACCCTGCAGGTATTCTGGAAGACGAGCTTTCTCTATTCCTGTTGCCATCCCAGCAGCCATGAGCTTCTCGAGAGCTTTGACTCCTGATCCCTCTTTCTTTCTTCCATACGGATCTGTGCCTGTTTGGAAGGTGGTCCCGCCCTGGCGAAGCTGTCCCATGATTCCAGTAGCCTCACCAACATCCATCCCTCCACCAGCTCTGGCAAACTGCTGAGCCCTGTAGACCGCTCCTATGTTGCCTGTGGCTCTCCCAACGGCCCTAGCGTGCCCGTAGGTCTCCGTGGGGGTATAGCCAAGGGCTGCGCCTCCAGCACCCGTCTTCCCAAGGGCTGCAGCATAACGATTAGAAGACATCCCCATCCCCGTGAGTTGCCCCTTGGCAGCCCCCACCTGGAGATAGGTTTGATAGTTCTGCATGATTCCAGAAAGAAAGAATCCAAGACCAGCTGCCCCAGCAGCACCTGCCAATCCAATACCAGCCCTGGCAGCTCCACCAATCCCTTTTCCAATGCCCATACCTGCTCTGCCCATACCAGCCAAATATCGATGCTTCTTTGCAAAAGCAGCAGTACGATCTTGCATTCCTTTTTGTACTTGGCTGAGATCGCGAAACAGAATGTTCTGTTTCTTTAGATTCTGAATTGCTTCAGTTCCACCCTTCTTCTCTTTCTTTCTATCATCCTCTAATTCTTTGATACGCTTTCTTCGTTCTTTATGTGAAGTCCTTTCAGCTGCAGTTAATAATTTGTGATGCTTTAGTTCTTCTCCCTCTCTCTTCTTTCCTTTCCCTTGAATCTCTTTAACTTCATTCTTGACCTTTTTGAGATCTTTTAGAATCTCACCAAGCTCTAGCTTGATAGTAAGAATTACTTTTTCATTCAAGCTAGGCATCTATTGTCTCCTACCAAGAACTGGTAGATGTTTACGACTGGATGATTCTAGTTCTGATTCGTAGTTATCATCAAATCCATCATCATCAAAATCATCACCCTCATAGTTCTTCTTGGATTGCTTCTCAAGCCTATCCTGTTCCTTCTGCATCTTATCCCGATGCCATGAAGGCAAATCCTCAAGAAGATCTGGAGTGATACCCATTGCCAGTTCCTTCTCCCACTTGTCTATGTATTGATCACCAGTCTCAAAAACTACCTCCCCATCCTTACCCTTCCTGGCCTCTAGCTTGTGGTCCTCGTAATAGTCCTCCCAGAATGCAGCCAGCATCTCCAAGAGAGTCTGGCTCTGAAGAGCCTCATGGTTCCAAGGAAGGTGGTACTTCTCCTCTGCCCACCGCCGCAACGTGTCCAGCAGCCCCGGGTTGCGTACTCGCTCTGCCGCTATCTCCTTGGCTGCCTGAAACACCGATAGCGGCTCCTTTGAGAGGGGAGTGGAACGTATTCTCGAAGTCTGCTACTTGCCTGAATACTTCCAGAACAAGATCAAAGTCATCAATCTCATCCAGGTTCCACCAGGTTGGTTTTCGAATCAAGGATTGCTCTAGATGAGCAATCATATAGTTGGTCCAGTCTGTCTGTTCATCAATTCCTACCCCTGGTTTATCATCGTCATGATACCAACCACCATTCAATTGAACCTTCCGAACCTGGACTGCTGTGATACCTTTGATGCTCAGTTTTTTGGTTGTGAACTGCCCCTCGTACACTTTTCCATCATGTGGTGAAACGTACTTGATGAAAAAGTCTTTCATTCTTGAGATAGGGACAGCAGTGATGTCTTGTTCCTTCATTTCATTCTCCTGTTTGATCCACCAGACTTGTTTATGTAGCAATTAGAGTGTTAACGCTCACTCTCATCCTCGACGCGAATGGCCACAAAGCTCACGTTGTCACTGACAACTCCACGAGCGGTTGTATCCCAAGTGTGCCCAGAAGCCCTGACACCAGTGAAGAATGCCATAGTCTTTCGATTACCGCTTACTGGATTGGCATCCTCGATAGCTGCTGTCAGACATTCATTGGTGATGATGTCATTGATCTTGGGGAAGATTCCAAGCTTCTTCAGCGACTGACCAATCACACGAAAGACACCAGCATTGAGCGATGCCCTGTAGGACACTGGAACGTGTTCCATGACCTCCAGTAGATCAAGCACATCAATCGGCTCGTAATCGCAGTTCTGTTATCGTGGAGTCATTTAAACTCCACTTCTTACGGTTTCCCGTAAGCTCAGATCATATCACCATCCTGATTGCTCAGGATGCTGCGCGCTCGTGGGTCTTTACTATCCACTATCCATTGGATGTTGGGATTCCGTGACCTGATCGTTGAACCTTCTACCCATTCCTGGGCAGCTTGGCTGCTGATAACCCAATTCTGATCTTTTTTAACCATCACGTTTATCATTACTGATTCCGTTGTGGTAGTCAGACTCTCAGGGTTTCCCAGACAATTCACGCAGTTCTCCATAAGAGATTACTCTCTCAGGCCACCTTAGTTGATGGTTTCCTCACCAGAAACATTCCCTGCATATCCAACTGGCGATGAACCGATCTTGAAGAGTGCTCGAGGTCCAGAGAAGACTTGCGGTTTGTTTACGTTTGGAGCGATATCACTTGCCATTACAAACTCCTATTCAGGTTTGTTGTTGTTTTCTTCTAAAGGCAGGCAGGCTGAAGGTAGATCGTAGGTATCGATCTGAACCATAGCCAACCACAGGAAAGCTCCCTGAGGTGACTGAGACAGTAGCTCACCTCAGGGATGAGTGCCTGGTGGATGTGCAGGCTCCTCAAGAGTAGCTGGTTCTAGAAGTTACGTCAAGGCAGGCTTACACAAATAAACCCACTACTTCCTACGCCAAAGCAGCACTGAGTGGCTGGGACCAGAGGGCATTCGACTGTACTACAATAGCAACAACATCTGTGGCAAGTCCCACAGCCTGCGTAGTACAGACAATCCCAGTATCAGTCCACTTAGCAACAGGAGCAACACCAGGTTCATTAGCGGGCAATGCTGCCAACCCACTAACCAAGATATTGTTGTTGGCATAGTCACCTGCACCACCAGCTAATGCAGTATCAGCTTGCGCTAGATTGAACTTAAAGGCAGCACCAGCAGAAGTGCAACGAATATATCCATCTGTTGCGGCTGCGTTTACATTGATGTCAGTTGCTACTTGATCGCTTGTTCTTCCAGCTACACCAACATCAATCACAAGCTTTCCTGTACCTGGATTGAACGCAATGGTGGGACCACCACCTGTTGCTGTTATCTCGCAAAAAATACCACTGATACCTGGCTTCAGTGCGAAAATGGTGATATTAGCTCCCGTGATTTCAACTCGATTGAGAGAATCAAAAGTCTGCGCTTGGAGCAGATTTCTCCCAACTACATTGATATCTCCGCCAGCAGCTCTCACAGTAGCCCCACCGACACCAGCAACATTCAGCCTATCCAGACAAGGAGCACCAGCCACGAGGTGACCAGTGAGTCTTGGATCTGAGTTGGTGACATACTTGTTAGCTACACTTGGGGCACCATTTGTTCCAAGAAGAGCTGCCTTCTCATCAGCAGTTGGCGTACCAGGAAGAGCTGCCTTTTCAGCAGCTGATGGAATGTACAACTGCTGATCCAACATTGCATTGATGGATGAAGTCCAGATACCATCAACCTGTACCTGAATTGCCACTTCATCAAGACCAGCACCAACAGCCTGGGACGTGCAAAGGATTGTCGTGTTTGTCCACTTAGCTACTGCGTTAAAACCAACCTCATTTGCTGGAAGTGCCTCGAGACCGCCAATCATCACTTTGAACCCAACGTAGTCACCAACACCACCTGTCATTGGTGCCTGGCTTTGTACAATAGTGAAATTACCACCTGTTGCAGACACTGCCCGAACATAGCCATTAGTTTGAGCAGCATTCGCGTTAATCAAAGTTGCAACAGCGTTATCAGAAGACCCAGCTATCCCAATATCAATAACCAGCGCACCTGTTGCTGGATTGAAAGTTACCCCCGCTGCGCCTCCACCTTTAATCAACTCAACAGTGATTCCGCTATCACCAGGCTTCAGAGCATACAACGCAACTGATGCCCCACCTTCAGCTACAGTGAGAGTGTCAAATGTTCTACCATGAAGCAGAACTCTTCCAACCAGAGCAACATCACCACCAGCGGACAGTACGGCTGTGCCACCAACAATGTCTAATAGATCTAGTTCAGGAGTACCAACCCTGGTGAATCGAATGTCAGAATCAGTAGCATACTTGTTGACGGCACTTGGGGCACCGTTAGTACCAGCAAGGGCTGCTTTCTGATCAACTGTTGGTGTGTAAGGAAGAGCAGACTTCTCAGCAGCTGTTGGAAGTAAGATAGTTTGATCAATAAGTGCAGTTAGAGTTCGTGTCCATTTCCCATTGGTGATAGCTGAAATAGACACTTCATCGGCTGATGCACCTATTGCCTGTGTAGTACAAGTAATCCTGGTGTTTGACCACTTTGCTGTACTAGTTGCACCAACTTCATTCGCTGGAAGTGCTTCTAGACCACCAACCATCACTTTGTTGACTGCTACGGAACTTCCAACCCCCCCAGCCATGACAGTTGGACCCTGGGCAGCAGTAAAGTTACCACCAGGAGCAGCACAATTGGCTCTGATGTAACCATTACAAGCCGATGCATTTGCATTGACGAGAATGGCAACAGCAGAATCAGCAGTCCCAGCAGCTAAAACAGTAATAACCAGAGCACCTGTTGCTGGATTGAAAGCTACTGCAGCACCGAGACCAACTACCATTTCAACTGTGAAACCTGAAACACCAGGTTTCAGAGCATGCAAATCTACGTTAGCCCCACCTTGAGTCACTGTGAGAGTATCAAAGGTCTGTGCTTGCAGAAGATTCTGGCCAACGAGTTGAATATCACCACCAGCTGCAGCAACACCTGCAGCTGCTCCTGCAACTACATCCAGATAAGTAAGCTCTGGAGTTCCAGACCTGGAAAATCTGGCATCAGCATCAGTCACGTAGGGATTGGTGCCGCTCGGAGCACCAGCAGTTCCTGCAAGAGCAAGTTTCTGAAGCAAGGATGGAATCAAGAGAGGTTGATCAACAAGTGCAGTAACTGAATCGGTCCACGTACCATTGACCTGAACTTCAACAGCTACATTATCCACAGGATTGGCCACTGCAGGCACAGTACAAAGAATGCCCGATGCCAACCACTTCGCTGATGGGTTAACACCAGTCTCGTTTTGAGGAAGAGCAACTGTTCCAGCAACCATGATTTGGGTATTGGTGTAATCTCCAGTACCACCAGTCATTGGAGCAGCAGCTTTTGCCAGAGTGAAAGATCCAGCTGTTGCAGATACGCAACGAACATAACCATCAGTCTGGGCCCCATTAGCATTGATTGCAGTAGCAATTGCATTGTCAGTAGAACCACCACCTGCCAATGTAATCACCAATGCCCCAGTTGCTGGATTGAAGGTAATAGTTAATCCAGCCCCTCCCGCAATCATCTGAACAGTGATTCCACTGTCGCCAGGCTTCAGAGCGTGGAGGGTGATATCTCCGAGAGCAGGAGCAACCTGGGTGAGATTCAGAACATCGAAAGTCACACCTTGCAGTAGATTCCTACCTACAAGAACAACATTACCACCTGCAGCAAGAACACCTCCACTGGAAACACGTACTGCATCCAACTTAGGAGGTGTAGCGGCGCTGCCAACTCTAGGGTCAGTGTCTGTTACGTACTTGTTAGCAGCACCAGGAGTTCCAAACGAACCAACCAGAGCTAGCTTCTCTCCTGCAGTGGGTATCAATGGATTGATTGCCCAAACCCCAGCACTGTAGACATACATAAGGTCTTCGTCTTCAACCCAAACCAGCATACCCTCGTTTGGTGCAGTAAACTCCCATGCTGTACCACTCCACTCTGCGATGTACTTCTCTTTCGTAGCCCACAATCCTGTAGCAACTGCAGCTACGATATATCGATCAAAAGCTGCTGGTCCAGCGGGAGGTGCTGTAAGATGTTGATCCTTTACACTGTCCTGTGTGTCAACAGGAACCTCAACTGGATTATCGAGAGCATTCTGAGCATACGTCTGCAGCTCAATAGGCCATCCCTTCATGTAATCTCTCAGATTACTCATAGATATCTCCTTTTCCTATCGTTAGAGGTTAGGCAGGTGCAGTGTAAGCTGCAACAGTGTCACGAACAAGTTGAAGAGCAGCTGATAACATGTACCCACCACCATGACCACCTGACGAACCTCCAGCATGTGGAGACCCGAAACCAAACGCCTCTGCTGGGTCATACGTAGTTTCCTTGGTCACACCATCTGTAGTTCGAGCCAAGTATGTTGGAAGTGCACCACCCAATTGCACAATGATCTTGATCATTGCGTTGAGCATGTTGGGTCCATAACTGTAGGGATTTGACTGCGAACTTCCAGACCCCTTTGCTCCATCCAACACAGCCAAGTCATCATCAACAGCTGTGAACTCGATAGCATAGTGATCACCTGTTCTGGGAGGTGTTGAAAGAACAGGGGCAAGAACGAGAACGCCAGTGGTATTTGAAACCACTTTCGCTGTCACACCAAGTAAAGCTGTAGTGACATTTCCAGCAAACGTTACTTTGGCCCCAACCAAGGAATTCACAGTGGTGAAAGCTCCTAGATCTGCCACAGCATACTTGCTTGCTCCATCAATACACCCAACATGCGCGTTGTAAATCGCCTTCAGGTGATTGACGAGTACAATTGCTGTAGCAAGGTTCGTGCAAGCAGCCAAAGTAACTACGTTTGGGTCTGCAACATAGTGAACGGGACCAGCTATCGTAGCCATGTGCAAAATCAACATCGCACGAACGTCATTACACAAAGTCACCAACACTCCCTCAGTTCCATTTGAACCAGCGGCAGTTACAGCATTACCACCAGCTGCTCCGTGAACAGCTGGAGTCACTTGACGATGAAGGTTGTAGTCAAGCTTCAGTTCGTCTGCCATTATATCTGCAGTAGCTTGATTTGTAGCTACTGCAGCGCCAACAACATTAGCTGCATCAGCAGCCACATGAATACCAGTTACATGCAGTGTTCCTGTGTCAATGAGGCCAGTCAGAAGCCTCAATAGGTCAGCAACTCTGTTCCCTCTCGGAAACAGATCACCTGCCGCTGTTGTGTTTGGTCCATTGGTGTGGGGAAGAAAACTAGCCTTCAAAGCGGCTAGCTGCACATCAACGATTGCTGGAATTGCGATTGGTGCCATTGTTATTCTCCTTCAGGGAATACCTGGGTTTTTGTTTGTGAAGTCAACTGGTGTAACTATGCAGCTTGACTAGGCAATTGCAAGTATATATCATTCAACTGAAAGTTCAGCCCACAAACTGGGAACACTGATACCCTGACAGTAGCGATATCTCCGCTAATCTTCACTCTCAGATTGTAGAATGCATGTGTCACTGCCATCGTAATTGGGTCAGTGCTATCCACGATGATGCTCTGTGAACGGCACTGCTCAAGAAACTCCGATGCAGTATCTTTGATGCTAGTGACGTTCGAAGGTTTTGCCTTACGACCAGTGTGCCTATCCTCGAGATATGTTCTCAAGCCATAGGACACGTATCGAACTACATCTCGAACGCTTCCCTCAGCATATGCCAGGTTGTCATCCGTGACGTAGGTTGTCAGATCTCTTACGAAACGAATTCCCTTTCCCTGGATGTTCTCAGCAAAAAGGACACCGTTTTCGATGAGATTATTTGCATCCGTCACTTCAGCTGGGTCCCAGCTTGAATCCTGAGTCAGGTCTGCCGTACGAATATACTTCCACGTAAGGGGCTCACCAACCTCATCCATTCCCGCCCTCATCCCTGCTGCTGCCACTGCCATTGCCCACTCATCCATCTCCAAGAGGGTAGATGTGATATCCAACACTGTGATCTTCTGACCGCAGAGTTGCATATCCGGATGGTTGAATTGGTTTGCCATGGCAACGATCTGAGCCCTGGTTCCCTTCATCCCCATGTACCCACCACGTTCATCCTTCCCAGCTCCATTACAGTAGTCCAAGTGAGCTGCCATCTGGGCTGCCACAGAAGCAAACGTAGCAGTTGACCCATATCCCTCAGCTGCCAGATCTCGAGAGATCAAAGCAACGATGTGGTTGATTCTGGTTCTGGCCAGAGTGTCGAAGGCATTCTGAAAGTCAGTGTTGGCACTAACTCCACGAGTACCACCTGTCATGGTCTTGTAGTAATCACCAACCACTGCTTTCGACCCAAGACCACTTCCTGTGAACTCAGGAAGACCAGTCCCAGCACCAAGAGAAGCAGTCGCTGCACGAGTAACCGTAACGTATGGATTGATCTCATTAATGTCACTAACAACATCTCTGAGATCTTTCTTGAAGTGATTATTCCACGTCTGAGAAATATGAGCAGCAATGGAATAGGTTCCAGGAAATGCCTCAGACACACCAGCATAGTTCATGAAATAAAGAACTGTAGCAGACTCTACCCCCACAATGGGATAGTGCCCATTGTTTGCTGGTGTTGTTGATGTCGCAAGTGTGATGTTCTGACCAACCATGGACGTAGCAAAAGCTCCAGCTGCGTCCGTCAACCTTACTACCCCATTTACCACCAAGAACGTATCACCAATTCCTGTCAAAGCTGCATAGTCAAACACTGGGAATGGTGAAGCCGCTTGCTGACTACGATCTGTTCGCAACTCAACGTTTACAGCCCCGTGATCAAAATCAAAATCACTGACCAACTCCGCGCCATTCCTACCTGACGAAACGTAGGCCATGTAATTTGGACTGGTGTTGATTACACCAACCAAATCAGTGATTGTTTGATTCTGAGTCAAGGTTAGATTCAAATCAGTAGCAGCAGCAGCACCATTTACTGCAACCACTGTATTGAATCCAGTAGTTACGCCAGCAGCTCCAGTAAATGAACCAAGAGCCTTGGAAATATACCTGATACTGTAGGTTGATGTCCCATCAGGAACTGGGGTATTCCAAGGCTGAACTAGCGTTAGAACTGGACTAACACCAGCTGTGTTGGTAGCAATGACTCGCTTTTGTCCTGAACCAGTCCCACCCGTAATAGCGATAACCAGGTTTGACAGTTCGTTCAAAGCGAAGTCAATTGTAGCTTCAAGAGTGATTGTATTGGCAGTAGCTGAAACTGCTGTACCCGCACGGATCTGCCCTCTTCGTATATCATACACAGCACCAATTCCAGGAGCTGTTGCAATACCACCCGAAGTAAACGCACTCGTCACAGTAGCAGTTCCGTTATTGGTATTGGAAGCAATCTTTCGCAAGTTAGGTTGCGCAAGAGCACCACCAGACACATGCTCAAAAAACCCAGCAAAAGCATTTATTACCCATGTCTTGGTGGCATCTACTGTGGTTGTAGTTAGACCCGCACCACTTGTTGTTCCACCATCCAGAACAACTGTAGTGGCTTGTCCAATGTACTCCACATCGAGATAGGCATTCCCACCAACATCTTCACCAGTTTGACTATCAGCATCAAACGCTGTAGTCCAAGCCACTCCATGTGTAGAGCCACACTCCAACTCTTGTCGGATACGATTGGTGTGAACTCCATAATCCTTGCTCGTGTAGATAAGCATAGGAGCAAGAATATAGACTGGAGTTCCTAGAACTGGAATGGCTGAGAAAGCTGCTGTGATGGTACTAGCATCATTTGCTGTAATGATCTTCTCATCTGTGCCAATACGAACATAGTTACCAACATGGGCACTAACAGTCATGCCAGCTGTAGTTACATGAACATGTACTATATCAGTACCAGCAGCCACCGTGTCATAGGCTGGTCCACCAGTAACCAAAGGAACCAACCCATATAGAATCAACGATGACTGAGTTCCCTGGTTGGTCTTCACGCATTGGCATCGAAATGCCCCGCCTGGTACTCGTGGATCTGTAGTTGGATCGAAAGCAATCCTGATAGCATTGGCCAAAGCCCCGCTAGTGAACGTCTCTTTTGCCAACGCTGGGTCATCGATGGTATTGATTACGTCTGGTTCTCCACCATCAGCTTCCCCAATCAAGCCCACAACTGCATTGCTCAATAAACCGATTTGAGCAAGGGCATCTGCATTGATCCTGGTAATACCACCAGGACGGAACATAGTAATACCATTGAACGTTACCGATCTACTCAAGGTACACCTCCAATCCTGGTTGGCTTAGTAGGATTTGAAAACTTCATCCCAATCAGACATTGTTCGCCTAACTGAGGTGTCAGCGAATGCAACCATTCCCGGCTTCCACCTCTCCCTGAACCCCTTTGACTTGAACCATCGATCAAACGGTACGAGAGGTTTGGAAGAAGCCACAGGCTCCACAGGCTTCACAATGACCTCCCGATCTACAAGAGGACCACTCTGAGGTATGGTTACTTCAGTTGGTTGGGACTGAGGAGCAACCTCCGCAGAGGGACTAACTTCTTTTTCTAGCCCAACCTCTGGAGGTGTTACCTTCTTTGTTGATTCAGTCTTTGTCATCTATTTTCTCCATTATGGTGGCGTCAAATCAATTATTGTTTCTAACCCGATGGAGTCAAATCCATTGGAATCTGGAGATGCCACAACAACTCTTAGATACCTTGCTGAAGGTTCATCTGGTGGAATGATTACATCAAATGAGTAATCAAATTCAACCATCAACGCTCGTTGATATGCCAAAGTTGGCATGTATTCTGATCTAGGAGCAAAATCAGTACCTGACATTTGAAAATTCATGATACCTTGTTTGATCATAAAGTTACGTTCAATAACAAACATCGCTTTGATAGCATTATAGAGAAGGATTGTTAACTCAGCATTCTGAGCAAGAATCATTAAGTGGTAGGAGTTTCTGTATATAGATCCTCTTCTTTCTAGTACATCATCTGTAGTAAATAGTTTTGAAGGTTCTCCAGTAACACCTTCTGCGTCTAATGCAGTCACTATTTGTACAACAGAAGTAGAATCAGGAATTGTATCCCATGGTGGGGTTATGGTTATCTTTACTCTGTGCAATTCTGGCTCAATGGAAACTATTTGTCTGTTCTGC